TTCAAAGCACGAAATACCAATGTACGTTTCGTCGGACGACGTGAAGTCGTAAAAATCAAAGATATCGAGGTGGCGAATCATGGCGATAAGGGATCAAACGGCTCACGAGGCAGTCGTAAACAGTTCAGTCAACTTCCTTCTAAGACGATCATCGGCCACAGCCACTCGCCGGGCATTGAAAAGGGCTGTTATCAAGTCGGAACAAGTTCGTACCTCGACCTTGAATACAACAGTGGACCTTCCAGCTGGCTCAACACCCACTGTATCATCCACAGTAATGGCAAACGACAACTAATCAACATTATCAAGGGCAAATGGCGTCGATAACTGAAATCGTGGAGGACGCAAGTCCTACCAAATACTTCTCCAAACCACCGTACCACGTCGAGTCCTTCCCGATTGGTTCGTGCGTTTGTACTGAATCTGGCTTCAATTGTCTTTCGTTCAAATCGACACCAGGAGCTAAGTTTACTGACTTGGCTTCGGCTGATAAAATTTGTGAAAAATGGAATAACGAAAAGGTGACAGCATGAGTTTAAACACAGGACAATTTAATGTAGGAGATTTGGTAAAGGTGTTTGCCTTACCAAATCTATACTCGGTTGAGCCAGGTAACAAGGTCATGCTGCGGTCCGGGGGACCTTGCATGATCGTATACGATTCGTATCAAAACCTAAACGACTGGTGGTCTGCGAAGGTCCGCTGGGATGATGAGGAAGGCAAGACTTGGGATATGGACTACGACCTTCGCATGCTAACCTGTTGGGGAGCTATCAAGTGAAAGTTATCAGCAGAGGCATTCTGCCTGAAGACGAAGAATACACCGCCAGCTGCAGCCACTGCAAATCGGTACTTCAGTTCTTGAAGAAAGAAGTACGCTGTGAGAACACTCAACGGGAAGGCATTAGTGCTATCTTCAAATGCCCTGTATGCTCAAAAGAAACATACAGTTATCCTACGAAGGTGGTGAAGTATTCTCCGGTTCCTATGTTCGTTAAAGACCCAAAATACGTAGACTGATGAAAATCATAATTCGTAATGTGCCGTTCTACCAATGCAGTTGTACCAACTGCACATCGGTATTTCAGTTTGAGAAGAAAGAATCCAAGTGGGAATACGGTGGATACAGTGAGAAGTCCTCAATTCAAGTAACCTGCCCAGTGTGCAATGAGCGGCTTTACTTGGATATGGACGACGTTAAGAAAGTAATTGTTCACGAAGAGGATTAATATGCGTGGTGGAAAAGATGCTAGTGAATACAAGTTGCGTGGTAAGAAATACCGAGTATTGCGCTGCAAGTGCTGTGTTCTGGAAAACCGAAAGGAACACTACTTCACTAACCTGATCAAGAAAGACCTTCATCTTGCTAAGCTAACCTTCGGGTAAGAAATTAGATAAGCTAAATAGCCCGTAACAATATCGTTTATGGGCATATGAAGACTCTAAAGCAACTGCTGGAAGACCTACAGCCACGTCAAGTGGCTTCAGTACCAACTACGGACCCTATCCGTGAGCAGTACTTCCAAGGCAAAATCTTCAACATTGGTGACATCGTTGAAACCGCAGGTATCCAATACAAAATTGTATACCGCGGAACAAATCATCTAGTCCTCGAAAACGAGGCAGGCGACACTATTCGTAAGTTCCCGCAGGAACTTACCCTCATTCAAGTCAATGAGGACCAATATGGTGCCGACTACGTCTACTCTCAGACTAAGAATAAAGACGGCTCGCGTCGTAAGAACCACATTAAGCGAATCGAATTCGCTAATAGTGGTATGATTACGAAGTCCAAGCGTGTTGTTTCGGACACACATCGCGTTGGAAAGCCTCTTACTCTGAAGCCTGATCCTGTAGAGAATCCCTACAAGAACCTAATTAAGAACGATGATGACCGTCGTTCTCTCAAGTCGTTTGTGCGCAAGCTCGATAAGACTGTTCATCCGATTCCACCAAAGCACCACAAGCGAGTTAACTCCGGTGAGACAACAGGTGGTGCTCCAGAAACTAAGGAACCAAAATGACTGATAAAAATCTACAAGAACTATCGAATGATAAGCTGACAGCATACAAAAAGGCTGCGGCTAACGCACCACTGGCTAAGGACGGTGACACTACAGCAGGCCGTATTTTGGCAACCGCTCGTAAGCGTCAGAAGGGCGTTCAAGCGGCCACCAAGCGCCTAAACGAAGGGGCTGAAGGGGTAAGTGAGGGTGTGGTTGATGCGGTGAAGGGACTTTTCGGTGCCTCTAAGGCACAAAAGGCTTCTAAGGCTCATGCGGAACGCGCAGCAGCTCGCCGTCAACGTGAGAAGGACGGCGCAGACGGTCAAAAGCGTTGGGGTCATGTTGAATGGAACCGAGACGATAAGCCTGGATATAAGAAGGAAGAAGTCGAACACATCGACGAACTCAACCGCGACACTCTGAACAGCTACCACAAGAAGGCTGAGAAGGACCTAGACCAACGTCTACCGAAGGTCATTAAGGCTCACAATTCTACATCTCCTCTGACCGACGAAGACAAGAAGAATGCGCATAAGGCACACTCCCGTACAATCGGAACGATGCGCTCGCATGAACGTCTGAATAAGGAAGCTGTTGAAGTTCCTACCCACGACGAGTTCAAGGGTGACATGGGACAATCGCCCCACATCGATAACCAAACTGCGCTGGCTACCAAAGGACAATTAAAGATGATGGCTATGGCTAAGAAGGCCAAGTATGCATCCCACACAAACGTGGAAGTTCCAGGCACTGTTGTTAAGGAAGAAGCTGTCGTCCGTAAGGGTGATGCTGTAGCTCCTACAAGCTCTGAACTGGTACCACCAGATGTTCCAACAAAGAAGAACCCAAAACCATTCGGTAACGGCGCGGCAAAGCCAACAGCTCCTGAACCAATGAAGGGAATCACCTGCAAGGAAGAAGTGCTTGACGAAATCAGCGACAAGACTTTGAAGAGCTATGACATGAAGTCTAAGTCTGGCGAAAAGAATGCTATTGACGCACTGCAAATGGCCCGTAAACATGGCGCATCGGATTCTTCACTAGACCATGTTAATCGTAAGATTACGAACCGTCAAAACGGGCAAGATCGTGCTGCTGCTCGTCTGAACAAGGAAGAAGTTGAACTGATTGACGAACTGAACAAGGACACGCTCCACAGCTATAAGAAGAAGTCAGATGCCGACTTCAACAGTCGTGGAAAGACCCTGGACAAGGACTACAAGAAGGCAACTGCTACTCCAGCGGCAAACGCAAATGCCCACAAGATGATTAAGCGCCTGGAAGGGTCCGATCGTGCAGTGAGTCGTTTGAAAAAGGAAGAAGCTGGACAGATCGATGAGCTATCGTCAGGTACGATCGGAAGCTACATTAAGAAGGCTTCGTCTGCAGCGGCTCATGCTGGCAAGGGTGAAGGAAGTTCCGGTGAAAGCCACCTGAAGAAGCAATATGGTGCTGATAAGAACAAGCGTCTGTCGGGCATTCATAAGGCTGTATCTCGCCTGACGAAGGAAGAAACTGAACAGATCGACGAACTGTCGAACGAAAAGCTGGGTCAGTATAAGAAGGCCGCTGGTGCGGATGCTTCTGCTGCTGATAAGGCCGGAAACTTTGCTCGCGGAAATAAGCGTTTCAGTGGCATCGTAAAGGCAACCAAGAAGCAGTTCGCCAATGATACGAAGAAGGAAGATACTTTGATTTCTTTCAACGACTTCATTAAGGAAGAAAAACTCAATGAAGGACTTCGTCTAGTTGCTACCCATGGAGTTCACGGTGCTGGTTCTAAGTCCGCCAAGGTCTACAAGAACAACGAATTTGGTGAATACCAGGTTAAGCATTACACGAATGGTGAGCATCACAAGGATGCTGACTATCACACCGATGACAAGCAGGATGCAAACGAAACTGCCAAGAAGCACGTTACATCCAAGAATAACTAAATAAACAATTAATAGGAGAAACTATGCCTCTATGGGGAAAAACCGACGCTCTAGCGTCTCTGCCAAAGTACGTTGAGATCGGCCGCCTCTCAGGTGTAACCGTTCTTACAGGTGGTTCTGGATATACCAACGGCGCAGCCGCAACTGTCACCATTACAGGTGGCGGTGGTACTGGCGCAACGGCAACCGCTCTGGTTGTTGGTGGTGTGGTTCAGTCTGTCACTGTTACTTCCGGTGGTTCTGGATACACGTCCACGCCAACTCTTTCGATTCCTGGTGCAGCAAACGCGACGTTCCTGGTAAAGCTGCAACCGAACATTGACTCAAGTTCAGTGATCGTATTCGTTGACGATACCGAAGCCGCTGTTCCATCGAATAAGTCCAAGGGTATCCATGGGCCAGGATGGTACAAGTTTGTATCGCGCGAAAACAGCGTTGGTGACACACGTTACTATCCAGAACTTCTAGTTACCATCACTGGTGTTACAACTGGTACTGGCGACAAGGAAGAAGACCTTATTGCAGCAAATACGAACTCTGTAGTTACCATTTCTGCACAGCCAACAAACCAAACATCGGTTACTGGTGCTGCTACCTTCTCGGTTACAGCAGCTATTACTGGTGGCGGAACGCTTCAGTATCAATGGCAAGTAGCGGCAGCTGGTACCACAAAGTACACAGACATCGCCGGACAAACCACTGCTTCGCTGGCTCTGACTGGACTTGTTGCTGGTGATACTGGTAAGAAGTATCGTGTTATCGTCTTTGGCGGTGGCGCGAAGGTTCTGAATAGCTCGGCTGCTACACTGACATTTGGAACGTAATCTGAATGAAACTGACAGAGGACACATTCCTCGTCTTCGCTATGCATCACTACGACAAGACTAATTGTCTGTCGATAGCCGAATTTGAAGATGATATAAAGAAGTTCTTGTATCTGAGGAAGCTAATTCTCAGATACAAGCGCGACGGGGAATTGAAAGAACGATTGATTCTTAATCACATCATCGTTCTTTTCAATGTCTTCGGCAACGCAGCACTTCCTATGTTGTTTTTCAAGATCGACCAAGAATGCTGGGAGCCTCTGATCGCTTTCCTTCTTTATCTACACCGTATGCCTAACGAGGTGCCGGAGTATAACATCAATCTATCTGAGATTGTTATTGACGAACGCATTATTGATGCACTGAGGAACCTATGATTACATTCAAAGAATTGATGTTGAAACTTAATGAAGACGCGCCTGCTAACTCTGTTGGACTGCCTGTCGGCATCTCTCCACCAGCTCTGCCTAATGCTACAGCTACTAATGTAAACACCAAAAACAAACAACCGATGGCCCGTCGCTTGCTTCGTCCTGGTGAAGAACGTCACTCGCCTCTATGATGCTATTTCTCTACGAGCTACTTCCGGTAGCTCTTTTTCACTTTGTTCTTCTTTTCGGCATTATTGGTTCGCTGATTGCGGCCTTTGTACCGACGATACCATTCATCGGACCATACCAGTGGCTCTTCAAGGTCATCTCGGTTGCGTGTCTGGTCCTCGGTCTTGTTTGGTATGGCATTGATGAATCCGAAACCAAATGGAAGACCGAAAATGCTGTGCTGAACCAGAAGATCAGCCAGCTAGAAAGTCGTGCGCCTGAGATTACAACTCAAGTCGTGACTGAGTATGTTGATCGTATTAAGATCGTCACCCAAAAAGGTAAAGAAATTGTCGTCAAAGTTCCTGTCTACATTACGCCTGAGTCTGATAAGCGTTGTCCTGTGCCTGCTGGCTTCGTGCGCCTTCTTAACGAAGCAGCCAGCAATACCGGACTTCCCGAAGCCACCAAAGGAGCTGATGCAACCGGCAACGCCACTGCTCCTGCTGCCGGAACCACCGGCAAACCTGACTAATGACGATGCAGTGAAGACACCACTTTCAGAAGTGGGACGTGTTACTGCTCAAAATCTGACCATTGCCAACGAGTCTTCTATTCGTCTCGAGAAACTCCAACGATGGATTTCACTTCAGCAAGCAGAGTGGGAAAAGTTGAAGAAGTAACACCTTCAAATGGAAACCATGGGCATCGGACTATCACTGTTGATAGAGCATCCTTTGCCCACCACCCATCTATGGAGTGAATAAACTCCGCCTTGCACATATCTCCCTTTTCAATGTCTTCCCGCCAGGAAATCACTGAAATGTCCTTACACCACTTTCCGTACGTGTAGCCATTCGTTTTGGAAGTTGGTGTACCCAAAGACTCATGCTCGTAGTGTTCTATTAGAGCTTCCATTGAGAAGTCATAGTCAGGACTTCTACCAGCATATCGTCTATACACTGAAGCTAGCCTTAGATACTTACGTTTCAGTCGCTTAGAAAACTTGGTTACTTTCATAATACTCTCAAACAGTCTATTCAATCGTTGCTTCAAACCCCACACCGCTATTATGGGCCCCTGTAAAGTAGAAGTAAAGGGCTGTTCCGGTTCTAGTTGAAATATAAACCTTCTATCAAAACTCAGGTATACTAGTCGATATACCCTCAACCCTCTTTATTATGCTTTACGTCGATGTAAAATACGCCGCACTCGTAGGTGGCCGGATCAAAAACTTCAAACAAAAGAGTCAGTATGTGTGGCAGTACACCTGTCCACATTGTTCCGATTGGAGTAGTGAGAAACCAAAGGCTCGCGCATACATCTATCGTAAGAAGACTGACCTCTTTACGAAATGTCACCACTGTGGACACGGGTCCAACGTTGGAAATCTGATCAAACACTTCGATGAATCATTGTACCGCCAGTACGTGGTCGAACGTTATCAGAACAATGTCTCGAAGTATTCCGACCACAAAGATATCGGTGCTCTGTTCCAGCCAAGCAAAGCACTTCCCGAAATCGAATTGGTCGATGATGTTCTTAGTGGTCTGACGCGAATTGATTTACTTGAGGAAGACCATCCTGCGCGAGTGTACGTGAAGGGTCGTATGGTGCCTGAAGAGTTGTTCTATTACGCGCCTAAATTTAAAGAGCTCGTTAACAGTCATGTGAAGAAATTCACCAACGTGGAGAACGAACATGATCGCATTATCATTCCCTACTTCAATACTCACGGTCGTGTCGTCATGTTCAATGGACGAGCCATGGACGATAGGGAACCGAAGTACATGATGGTGCGCCTGCAAGAGGATTCCGATAAAATCTATGGCCTCGATCGGGTTGATTATTCCAAGAAAATCTATGCTACTGAAGGTGAAATTGACTCGCTTATGCTGGACAATTGTATTGCCGTTGGTGGTGCCGCGTCTTTTTCGTCAGCAACGATGGAGAAGTTGAAAAGCAATTTGGTCCTAATTCACGACAATGAACCAAGGAGCAAAGAGGTAACCAAGATAGTAGCGAAAACCATCCAAGAAGGGTATAATTGCTGTTTACTCCCCGAAAACTTTCCCTTTAAAGACCTCAACGAGGCTATTAAATCCGGAATGACACGTGACGAATTGAAGGCAATTATTGATGCTAATTGTTTCCAAGGACTTCGTGCTCAATTACGTTTCAGTCAATGGAAAAAGTGTTAAATGATCTATGCAAAAATTGTCGCTGATTCTATAACTCCGAACGGTAAACGAATTACCACCTTCGAGTTACAGTATCAGCGATTCATCCATGGTGAGGTTATGACTCACCGACTGTTCAGTCGTAATGCCATGTCGTCTCGCGCTATTCCCGTAGCAAAGATGATTGAACAAGTTCGCACCAATCCAGCAACTCCAATCCACTGGGGCAAGAACCAGCCTGGTATGCAAGCGAACATTCAACTGGAAGGTGGTGATTTGACTGCCGTCCAAACCTTGTGGCAGACTGCGGCTGAAGCCGCTGCTGATCTTGCGGAAGATATGAACAAGTATGGTGCCCATAAGCAGATCGCCAACCGTATCCTCGAACCGTTCCAATGGATGCGTACCCTCGTAACTTCCACTGAGTGGGGTAACTTCTTCGAATTGCGTGCACACCCTGATGCACAGCCAGAGTTCCATGAACTGGCTCTTCAGATGCAAAAGGTTATGTTGAACTCAACGCCAGTACTTCGTCCTGCCGGTGAATATGACTTCCAGAACCAGGCTTGCTGGCATCTGCCCTATGTTTCGGATCAAGAACGAGCAACTGTTACCACTGACCTGCTCGTAAAGCTAAGCACCGCTCGTTGCGCTCGAGTGTCCTACCTGACCCACGATGGTGAGAATCCAAGCGTTGAGAAAGACCTAGCTCTCTATGATCGTCTGGTAGGTTCGGTTCCCCTTCACGCTTCGCCGACTGAACACTCGGCCATGTCCCTGAAGGACCCTGAGTACCAATCGAAGAACTTCATCGGTTGGCTCCAATATCGTCAACTTGTAGAAAATCGTATTTCAAAATGAAAATCCAGCACCGACATATTCACCAACTGATTGTTCGCGCAATAATGCGTGCTGACAACTGTTCTCGAGAGCGAGCAGAACAGATAATTGAAAATTACTCTAAATCAAAATGAGCTTTCCAGTCCCTTACAAAATCCACTGGTCCAACGGATTAGTAACCGAGTCCCATTTTCGTAATCTCGTGGGTCCACGAAGTAAAGAAGACTATGCGAGTAGCTGCTCCCGTAATTTGGTGGACCGATACGAATACGGTGAGTTTAAGAACTCTCAAGATAATGTGCCAATTGGGTTCTCTTTTGAATGGGAAGGGGTTGAAAGAAAATTCAACTGGGCATTGAAAAATGTCGTTCCTGATACCCTTCCGCCCGATCATTTACGCTAAATAACCCTCTAATCAAAATTCAAGGAAACAATGTCCCAATTCCAAGATGACATCGCCAAATTCAACGCGATGTATAAGCTCCCCGTCGCTACCAAACCCACCCTCTACCAACTTCGTGCTGACTCCCAAACGGCTGCTACAGCAATCGAACGTCTCGAAAACTTCCGTAACATTCTCGATGAAGAACTTGCTGAGATCGTTCCGATCATCGAAGCAATCAAGGATGGCGCAGATGAAATCGACGTTCTGACTTCGCTTGCTGACTTGCTCGGCGACATTCAGGTGTACTGTGCCTCGGAAATGGCCAAGTTCGGTCTGCCAATCAATGATACTTTGAGCATCATTATGCAATCCAACTTCTCGAAGATGGGTGTTGACGGCCAACCGATCTATGACGAACGCGGTAAGCTCCAGAAAGGTCCAAACTACTGGAAGCCTGAGCCGGCCATCAAGACTGGACTGCTTCTGTCTCGCGTAATTAAAAGCGATGTCAAGAACTTTAACGTAGATGAAGAACTGCAGTCAGTTCTTACCGCCGAAATCAAGGCTGAGTAAGAGCATGTCGGTAAAAACAAAAATTCAAACGCCGACAGAATCATACGTCGTTAATTATTCCGAACCGATCATCTTTGCTGACAAGCAATGGTCGGTCTTTTGGCTCCACAACGAAGTGAAGGTTGAGAAGGACCTGCAAGACCTTTTGGTAAATACGACTCCTGCGGAAAAGCATGGTATCGTAACGACCCTCAAGCTATTCACGAAGTATGAACTGTTCGCCGGTGAAGAGTACTGGACGGGTCGGTTCAAGGAAATGTTCCCCCGTCCCGAGTTTACTCGTATGGGTGCTGTATTCGCTTCGTTTGAACTTGGCGTTCACGCTCCGTTCTATAACAAGATCAACGAACTACTCCACCTGAATACTGACGAGTTCTATACGGACTACGTTAACGACCCTGCCTTGAAGGACCGTATGGACTTCATCAATGCAGTGGTTGATGACCCGGATGATCTCGTAAGTATCGGTGCTTTCTCGATGGTTGAAGGCGCTATCTTGTATAGCAATTTCGCCTACCTGAAGCACTTCCAGAGCCAGGGTAAGAATAAGATGACCAACATTGTACGTGGCATCAACTTCTCCCTTCGCGATGAAAACATTCACTCCATTGCGGGTGCATGGTGTTTCCGTAAGCTGCTTGAGGAGCGTAATCTTCAAGAACAGGAAAAGACAGTTCTAGTCAATACTCTGAATCGTATGGCCACCGTGCTCTACGAACATGAGTGTGTGATTATTGACAAGGTGTTTGAGCAAGGTGGTTCGTCGGGTATTACTGCCCATCAACTGAAGAACTTTGTGCAGTCGCGTCTCAACGAGTGCCTGATTCAGCTGGGTCTTCCTAAACTGTTTGATGTGAAGTACAATCCTATCGCCGATTGGTTCTATGATGGTACGACTGGCTATTCGTTTAACGACTTTTTCAGCGGTATTGGAAACCAGTATCACCGCGACTGGGATGCAACAGAGTTTATTTGGGAGGACGAATAATGTCAGAGAATCTATACGACGTACTGTCGGCTGAGCGTAAGGACCTACAAACCAAGGGTCTAGTGCCCGAATGGTATTCCACCGGTGGATACCAGATGTTCAAGGAGAAGTACGAGTTTGAAACCGAAGGACAGTCCGTCAAGGGCCAGTTCCATCGTATCGCTCGAACGGCTGCTAAGCATCTGCCCGATGCGTATCAAGGGACTGGCTACGACTGGTTCTTCAAGATGCTTTGGAACGGTTGGCTGTCGCCTTCTACTCCAGTGCTGGCGAATATGGGTACGAATCGTGGTCTTCCAATTAGCTGTTCCGGCGCTGCCATCGAAGACTCGATCAATGGTTTCTATGGCACCCAGCATGAAACCGCGATGCTTACGAAGAACGGTTTTGGTACGTCCGGCTACCTCGGGGATATTCGTCCACGTGGTTCGAAGATCAGTATTGGTGGAACTGCCTCGGGTAGTCTACCGGTCTATAAGGACTATATCCAGCTCACCCGTGACGTGAGCCAAGGTACAGCGCGCCGTGGTGCATGGGCTGGCTACCTGCCAATCGAACACGGTGACTTCGATGAGATCGCCGACTTTATTCTGGCAGAACCTGATGATGCCAACATCGGCTGGTGTATCAGTGATGCGTTCGTGGACAAGCTAGACGCCAAGGACCCTGACTCTATTCGTCGCTTCCAGAAAGTGATGAAGCTGAAGATGACCTATGGTAAGGGTTACTTCTTGTTTCCTGACAAGATCAATCGTGTACGTCCTGACATGTACAAGGAACACGGTCTGTTCGTTAAGGCGTCTAACCTGTGCTCGGAGATTACTCTGTTCTCAGATAAGGACCATACGTTCACTTGCGTTCTGTCGTCTATGAATGTCGCCCGCCGCGACGAATGGAAGGATACCGATGCTGTGTTTTGGGCTACTGTGTTTCTGGATTGTGTCGTATCTGAATTCCTGGAGCGTGCCCGCACAATCCCAGGTCTCGAGAAGGCTGTTCGCTTTACTGAAAAGGGACGTGCCCTTGGTCTTGGCGCTTGTGGTCTACATACTTACTTCCAAGAGCATATGATGCCGTGGGATTCCATGGAGGCCCACTTTGCCAACATGGACATCTTCGACCATATGCAAAAGGAAAGCAAGCGTGCAAGTCAATTCTTGGCTAAGCTGCTTGGCGAACCTGAGTGGTGTGTTGGACATGGACTACGCAATACTCACCGCATGGCTATTGCTCCTACAAAGAGTACTGCCCTGCTGATGGGTGGCGTTAGCGAAGGTATCAATCCAGACCCAGCGATGAGCTTTACCCAGCTGACTTCTGCTGGTGAGGTGGAACGTGTTAACCCTGCGCTGCTGAATATCATGAAGGATCGTAACGTTTACAATCGAAAGACGTTGAAGGTTCTGAAGGATGCTATGGGCTCGGTTCAAGGTTTTGATTGGCTAACTGCCCATGAGAAACATGTGTTCCGTACAGCGTTCGAGATTCCACAAGAAGCCATTATTCGTATGGCTTCCACTCGTGCTCGTTACCTGGATCAGTGGCAATCGCTGAATCTGTTCTTCCCTGCTGACGTAAGCCCGCGTGTTGTGGCTCGTGTCCATAAGCTGGCATTTAAGGACCCTCGTATCCTTGGACTGTATTACATCTATACGTCCGCCGGTGTACAAGGTGCATCCGAAGCAGAATGCGCTGCTTGTATGTAAAAGATAAAGTTCCCTAAGTAAAAGGACCCTCGCGGTCCTTTTCAACCATTCTCAGGGAACTATATGGCTAGTCTACTTTTCGAATGCCCCGGCTGCGGAGCCGAAGGCAAAATTACAATCAAGAACGATGAATTTAAGAAGCATGATATTTCAGTATGCCCAGTGTGTGCTGCAGATATCAGTGAACCAGACGACGATTTAAATGACCTGGACTCATAAGGGTGAACCAGTTGAGTCCATACCTGAAGAGTTCCTAGGATTTGTTTACTTGATCACCAACAAACTAGACGGTAGACTGTATGTTGGTAAGAAGCTCGCTAAATTCTCCAAGACGAAAACGGTCAAGGGTAAGAAGAAGAGGTTCAAGGTGGATTCAGATTGGAAGGAATATTGGGGTTCCAGTATTGACCTTTCAAACGACATTGAACTACATGGGGTTGAAAACTTCACGAGGGAGATACTACATTTCTGCAAAAACAAGGGTTCTATTGGATACCTTGAAGCCAGAGAGCAAATGGATCGACGTGTTTTGGAGAACCCAGACAAGTATTACAATCGACAAATCATGTGCAGAATCCATACAAAGCATGTTAAGTTAGACTGATATGCTCTTTACGCAGGGCATAGTCGCGGTATAATTGAGGTACGTGGGACGTTAGCTTAGAGGTTAAAGCAGGGAACTCATAATTCCTTGATCGTTGGTCCGAATCCAACACGTCCTACCAATTTTATTATGGAGCAAGTGATGAAGATTCGCCTCTCAGATATGGACACCTCCAATCTGGAAATTCGTAAACTTATTGAAGAGTTGCTGAATGAAAATTGCCTGGCTATTGTCCACAAACCTACAAACCAACACGTCACACAGTTCCTCGGGTCAACGAGCATCGACCACGTCGCACCGAAATTCCTCCGCGCGCGTCCGAACGGTGGCGGCATTGCTAAGGAAGCCTTTACGGTCTTCGATACCGTTAACTTCTGCTGGCGAGCGGTCAAATGGGACAACATCATCAAGCTCTACCTGAAACGAGAAGTTCCACAGGCACACGTATAATGTGCCGTAAGGAGTAAATATGGCTAAGATGTCAGAACAGGAAAAGCGAATTCATGCTCGCAATGCGATCAAGGGACAAGCTGAACCGAAAATCAATATGCTAACATATGACCAGGATATCCTGAGTTATATGAACTACCACACCACCTGTTCGTCCGATGATGAACGTCGTCGTTGGGTGGCCTTTGGCATGGTGGCAATGGACCGTCGGGATGACATCCAATGGCTTGAAGATTCCACTGACTTCGAGCTTAGCCAAATTGGTCCTCTAATGCATGCCCGCGATCGGGACATGTATCTATCGAACGAACACCTCTCATTCATCGATAAGGAAGTAAATCGTCTCGTTGCGAAATACAAGACAAAGGCTGAAGCTCCTGTCGAAGAAGTCAAAAGTGGTCCTACCGCCGACCAGAAGAATGAAGCTATGGCCCGCCACCTCTACGGTGAGCATATCCAGGGTGCCGTCGACGAATTCTGGACAACCTACAAGTCCGACTTTAACCTGAAGGCTTGGCTCCTCTTTAACAACGTCACTCCAGCTGTGGCGGAACTGATGGCTGAGAAGTTGGCCACCACAGTTCTCGAACTTAAGACAGCCGTCGAAAGAACTGACGATCAGATTAACGAGTCCTACTCCAATCTTACCGCCAAACAAATCAAGATTCTCTTCGAATACACGCGTGACATTCTTCAGAATCTGGTGAATCACGCTCAAGTCATTAAGGCGATGCGTAAGCCTCGTGTCTCAACTAAGCCAAAGGCAAGCCCTGTTGCTAAGTTGAAGTATCTCGAATCGTTTATGGAACTGAACCTTCGTTCCGTCGACCCGCAAGTTATTCTGGGCGCTGACGAGTTCTACGCCTACCGAACTAATCGTCGCTTCATCTACTACAAGGCGAAGGACGGTGAAAAGCTCTCGATCGCCGGCCAAACTATTCTGAACTATGATGAAGAAAAGTCTGGCGCCAAGACAATCAAGAAGCCTGAAAAGTTCTTTATGAATCTGAACACCGGGAAGGTTGCGCTCCGTACCCTCTTCCAAAACGTCGAATCATCGCGTGGTAATCCTCCGGCTCGTATTACCGATGACATGATCTTACTGAAAGCATTCTCGTGACCTCTGTAGCACCACAACCCAAACTTCCTTCCGATGATAATGAGCAAGACAAACGAATTCGTCACGCTCAATTCCTCATCGATAATGGGTACGTCAAAAACGTTTCCCTAGACCAACTGCTGAAGTCTATGGATGCCCCAGCTGATAAGCCAAAGCCACTTCCCCAAACTGGGAAGATGGATACTTTCGGCGACCTCGAAGACTTCATGTAAAGAATATGATCCTAACTGACTTTTCCCAACTCTGCATCGCGAACATCGTACAACACCCTGAAGACTTCAAGAAGGGAAGTACAGATGCTTCAGCAGCGATCAATATTGTGCGCCACGTTACCCTGTCTACGCTGCTATCGTACAAGCGCTTGTACGGCCGCCAATACGGCCAGGTGGTGATTGCCACAGACGGTCGTAACTACTGGCGCCGTGAAGAGTTCGAGTATTACAAATGGTCGCGAAAACAAATGCGAGCAGATTCGGAACTCGACTGGCAGCTGATTCATGATGTGACGAATCAGTTTAAGGAAGAGTTCATGCAGTTCTTCCCATATCCTGTTGTTCGTGTTGATCGGGCAGAGGCTGACGATATTATCGCGGTCATGTGCGAATACACCCAAGAACATGAACTCACCACAATTGGCCTCGAAACCGATCTTCCACAGCCAACCCTGATCCTTTCATCTGACGGTGACTTCAAACAACTACACAAGTATTCCAACGTGCGTCAGTGGAGCCCTCTGTTGAAGAAGTATGTTACTGCATCCAAGGATGGTATCGTCTTCGATCTGATGGAGAAGATCATTAAGGGCGATGGTGGTGATGGTGTTCCTAACATCTATTCACCTGACAATCACTTCACCCTCGACCCAAAGCCACGCCAAAAGTCTGTCACTGCGGGTCGTCTTGCGGAGTTCGTTGTTAAGGGTCGCGATGCCTGTCTAAACGATTCGGAACGTCGTAACTTCGATCGCAATAAGAAGCTCGTCGATCTGACTTCTATCCCCGGTGATGTATCCGACGAAATTGTGGCTGACTATCTAGCTAAAGCTGGCAGGAAGGCTGACCAAAAGCAAATCCTGGCCTATTTCCACCAACACCGTATGCGACAATTGATCGACCATATCCAAGAATTCTGATGACAAAATTTATCGTAGAAATCCTCAACGAGGTAAATACCGACCCTGAAGCTATCCTGAAGTACAAGGATAACGTGGCCTTCCGTATGTGTCTGTACTACGGATTCGACACACGTCTGAAGTTCCAGCTTCCGGAAGGTGAACCACCATTCAAACGTGATGCCGCGCCGATTGGTATGAGTCCAACGAACCTTCAGATGGAGACTCGAACCTTCTACATCTACAACCGTAGCGACCTGACGCCTATGCGTCGTGAGTCGAAATTCCTGCAACTGCTTGAAGGTTTGCATCCAAGTGAAGCCGATCTGATGCTGGCCATTAAGGATCAGGACATTGCACGTTTGTATCCTAACGTGACCTACGAAACGATCTGCAAGATCATTGATGACCTTCCAAAGGAGTTTGCCGCCGTGGCGCCTCCTAAAAGTGACGAAAAACCTCG